CCACACGAGAGATGAACAAGTTTTATTGTACTGTTGGTACCTATTATCAGTTTTCTAATAACTTACACGCTTATGTAGATGTGTTAAATAAATTAGATGATATGTTACCAGATTATGACCCATACCTTACATTAAACGATGATGGGTTAAATTACGTCCCACCAAGATTAGTAAACCATGCGTGGTGTTTTGATAAAGAACTACAAGACTGGTTTGTTGATCCAAGTGGTACGTTTTATAATAACTATCTTCATCTTACTGCTACACCGATGCTACGTTCTTGGCAGAAATGGAAAGAAAAAGATATCACCGCAGCGCTTGAAATAGCTGCAACAATTGAAGATCGGGCATGGCGTAAGGCATGTTGTCAATGGTTAGAGAGGAGAATGTAATGCCTTTAAATTTGAGCATACCACCTGTAAAAGAAAAGTATAGCGAAATGATATTACAGGTAAAGAAAGTAGCCTATAAAGATGTTGAAGGTCTGCACACTGCAGAACAAAGCTATGGCGATAGTTGGAAACAACGTGGAGGCGTAGGTGCATTTATGATGTTAGCGCGTAAATGGGATAGGTTAGAAAAACAAAGCAAAAAGTTTAAATGGGATATATTTCAAGCGGCGCATGAAGATAAACGTGATGAAGGCATTATAGATGATATACGCGACTTACGTCGTTACCTGTTACTTGTTGAAGCTGAAATAACACGGATGAATGAACACATACATGGTACAAACAATGAACCAGACTTATTCGAAGACGAAGCAAACTTCCTCGAATCAAGGGACGAATGGAAAACTAGATGAACCAGTTGTAGCAGTTTGTGAGTGTGGTCATACGAAAGGTATTACTTTTAGAAACCTTAAAAACCGTTGGCCTCATTGTCCTAAATGCAAGCAACCTATGAAAGTTTTACCCAATGCAGCAACTCCCTCTGTTTAAACCACCTACAGAATGGGTGATGCCTGATGGTTATCCTGATCTTAGTTCAGCTAAAGAAGTAGCTATAGATTTAGAAACACGTGACCCAAACCTCACTACACTTGGGTCAGGGTGGCCTCGTAAAGATGGGCATATTATTGGGATAGCTGTAGCTGTAAGTGGTGATCAATGGTACTTTCCTATACGGCATGAGATTGGTTCTAATTTTGATGTAAAAATGACACTAAAATGGTTGCGAGATGTTGTATCAATTAAACGTGATTATATTTTCCACAATGCTCCTTATGATGTTGGGTGGTTGCTCGCTAACGATGTGCATATCAAAGGTAGAATCATTGACACAATGGTCGCTGCGCCCTTGCTCGACGAAAACAGATTCAGCTACGCCTTAAACGCTCTTGGCAGGGATTATTTACAAGATAGAAAAAGTGAAGGCGAATTACGTGAAGCCGCCGAAGCCTTTGGTGTAAATGCTAAAAGCGAAATGTATAAACTTCCAGCCGCATATGTCGGTAAATACGCAGAACAAGATGCGGCACTTACTTTGAAATTGTGGCAGCATTTTAAAACATTAATAATTAAAGAAGATATCTCAGACATTTTTAACCTTGAGTTGCGTGTCTTAAATACAATTATACCTATGAGACAACATGGCGTAAGGGTAGATTTGCAAAAAGCAGAACGTATTAAACAAGATTTGCAAATACGAGAAAAGCGATTACTTGACAACATCACAAAGCAAACAGGTGTTGCAGTTGAAATATGGGCGGCTGAGAGTGTAGCAAAAGCATTTGACTCTCTTGGTTTAACCTATACCAAAACAGAAAAAACAGGAGCACCATCATTTACAAAAGGATTTTTAAGTAATCACTCCCATGAAGTGCCACAAATGATAGTACAAGCGCGTGAGTACCAAAAAGCACGAAGCACTTTTGTTGATACAATATTAAAACATCAGGTAAATGGGCGTATCCACGCTGAGTTACATCCATTGCGCAGTGATGATGGTGGCACAGTCACTGGTCGGTTTAGCTACAGCAACCCGAACTTGCAGCAGATACCAGCACGGCACGGCGAGATTGGCCCTATGATACGTAGTTTATTTTTACCAGAAGAAGGAGCGTTATGGGGCGCGTTCGATTACTCTAGCCAAGAACCGCGCATAGTTGTGCATTATGCTAAACTCATGGGCTTCAGAGGGGCTTCTGAGTTTGCTGCGCAGTACAATGAAGATGCACGTACCGACTTCCACCAAATGGCTGCAGATATTGTGGGTGTTCCTCGTAAACAAGCTAAAGATATAAATCTCGGGTTGTTTTATGGGATGGGCAGTAAAAAGCTCGCGGCAAGTCTTGGATTAGAGTTTGAAGATGCACAAGACTTATTTGCTACTTATCACGACAAAGTGCCATTTGTACGCGAGTTAAGTGAGTATACAGTAAACCGTGCATCTACTAAAGGTGTAATTCGTACCTTGTTAGGACGCCGTTGTAGGTTTGACAAATGGGAACCTAATAAGTATGGTAGTTGGAAACCGATGAATTATAAAGAAGCATTTAGTGAACATGGTCCTGCTATCAAACGTGCGTTTACTTACAAAGCTCTTAATAAATTAATCCAAGGTAGTGCAGCAGATCAAACTAAAGCTGCAATGTGTGCTTTAGCTGAAGAAGGTATTTTACCTATGATACAAGTACACGATGAATTAGACATTTCCGTAGAAAATGAGAAACAGGCCAAACAAATTGCGGAAATAATGGAAACCTGCGTCAAATTAGAAGTACCCTCCGTCGTAGATGCAGAGTTTGGGCCAAATTGGGGGGAGGCAAAACAAACATTTACGGAGAAACCATGGACAAGAGGACTAAAACACCAACACAGCGAGATGCTAACTTAACACTGCATCAAATTTATAAGAAATTTAAAGGCGGTCATGTATTACGATACCATACACGTCCTGAATTAACCGATGGCCAAAACGTAGCAGCCCATTCTTGGCGAGCTATGGTGATTTTACACACACTTTGGCCCGATATTAGTAAAAATGCTCTTTTACATATGATGTACCATGATGTCGCCGAAGGTGAAGTCGGCGATATCCCAGCCACAACTAAGTGGAAGTATACAGAATTTGCACAAATGTTAGACCGTTTAGAACAAGAATACGAAACAAGTCTTGGTATCGGTAAAAATTGTGTTACGGTAACAGTAGATGAAAAACATCTCTGTAATATGGCTGATAAATTAGAATTAGTCATGCACTGCTACAGATTGATGCAACGCGGCAACAGTTTAGCTAGAGATGTTTATCAAAAAGGGCGTAGGTATTTAATAGAAAATTATCAAAATCATAAAGAGTTTATTAAAGTAGAGGAGGTATTAAATGAACTCACACATCCGGAACAACTTGAAACCTCACTCGATCCCATTTTACAAAAACTTCACCAACTGTGATTTTTGTGGTGCATCAACACGCGGCGAAGTATTTTTAAACTCTGATGACCAACCTGAAGGCGGTATCTATTGCAATGCTTGCCATGCTTTATTAGTTGAGGACCATACAGAATCAATAGAACAAAAGGGAAAAGTCACATATACAGAACGGTAGTATAATATATATGTGACTGTTACATTGGAGAGAGAAGAAAAAATATGGCAGCGGAAACAAGTAATGTTATCCCCTTTAAACCACGATGTTCCCATTCTACCGAGGAAGACTGGTTAGTTGAAAAGAAAGAAGTTGATGTTCTGCTTTGTTCACTCTGTGGATCTGCATCATTTATGCTCCTTGCAGATCAAACAGGAGGTATAGGATGTAGTGAGTGTGGGTTTTTGATTGGAGCTCACTGGACTCAACAAGAGTTTACCAAATGTACTGATTAAATTTTACAAAAAAAGACTTATCATATAATTAATCTAATTATACCATGTATGTAGCATTTACTCATAGAAAGGAGTTGTTAAATGTTAGAAGAAAAAAATGATATCCAGCTTGCACAAGACCTTGCTGGCAACCTCGCGATGTTCCAAGGCACTGATACTTGGTATCGGCATCCATTATGTCACAACTTTTTGTACACCGATGGTGTAAAGTTTTTTGCCGAGCACATGGGCAACGGAGCATACTGGTTTTTAGATATTATAGCTACTGAGGTAGCAGAGTTACAGGAACAAGAAGAGTTTTTGGCTATTACTCTTAAAGTTAACGAACAAAACAAAGCAGGAAACCAAGCTGTGATAAATGTAACCGATGGTAATAGCGGAGAACTTTATCGCAAAACAATCGATTACACCGATGCGTATGTTGGTGATTGGAAATTTTACCTGACAAACAATGTTTGTCTCTTACCAAGCGAGTATTAATATGACTATAGGTGGTTACAGTATGAAAGATGATGGTGTAGATGGTATTACCGTCAAACAACATGAGGCAGGGTGGTCCTTTTACTTACAGGGCGACGATGCCGATACATTCCGTAAAGAGTGGGCATTATGGCAAGAATTTTGCCCAGAAGAACCGTTTGGTCAGTTTTTAAATGACCACGAATATAAACAGTTGTTCCAATGAAACCCGATTGGCAAGATTATACCATTTTCTGCATTACCCTCGTGGGTAGTGCAGTTTTTGTTCTTGGTATTATGTGGGGATGGTGGGGATGACAATTGAATTTTTTACAATACTCATTTTGTCTTACTATGTTCAGGATGAGCATATTCAGACTAAGTTTGTGTTGGAAAGCATGGCTGATTGCGACAAACTTATAAGAGTTGTTGTAGAGCCAACTCGCACAATTTTTCCTGATGCTAATGCTCACTGCATCGTTACGGAATTAATGTCTACCAAAATTATCAAACCAAAAATTAAACCAGAGGAGAATGAACTAAATGAATGATAATGACGAATACATACGCAGCGATAATACTATCTTCCACGCTGTTGTACTAGATCTCGGCGCTACATGGGCCAGAGCTACCGAACCTTTTACTGCTATCCGTAATGCAGCAAATAGTCACACTTCTCAACTTGGTACAGGATTACCCGTTGCTTGCGCATATGGTGCAGTAGATAATTTATGGACTGATGAGTGGGGCAGTTTCCGTTGGAAAAACAAACCAAGATTACAACTCCCTATACCCATTGGTCTTTACAACGTGACTAGATTACAAATCAAACCCATGCAAAAAGGCACACACAACGACCGTCACTCTAGTTGCATAGAATGGGTTGAAGAATTTATGAGAGATGTAATTTATCACCGCGATAGAGTAAAAAGCGCATGAGAGTTCCTAAACAAGTTTTGATACCCTACACTAAAGGCATGATGAAACCATGCCCCGAATGTCACGGCGAAGGACGTATAGAATACGACTTGCCTCGCCCACAAAGTTTTACACGAGATATCGGTTACATTGATACGATAGAAACTATTTGTGATAGATGTGGTGGGTATTGTGAAGTTGAATTAGATGATGACGATATCCAAGAAGATAAGGAGGGTAATCTTTTTATACTTGATAAAATACCAGTGTAACCGAACAAAAAAGATTTATCAATGTAAGTATCTGTAAGTATTATATAAATAGGTACGAGGTTGTCTCGTATCGTAACCCAACAGCTCGAGAAAGGAGCCTGTTATGACAGAAAGTGTATCCGATGACCCTGTGGCTAATGATTTTTCTACTGATTTTACTATTGGGCCAATTCAGGGTTTAAGCGAGATCCGGCAGAAACGTGTAGAATCAGCTGGTACTAATCTTAACTTAGTTTTGTTAGAACAAACCACACTGATGTACCATTTAATGGATCGTGTTGAGGCACTGGAAGAACGCCTAACTCTACGCAAAGAAGAGCTTAAACCGCACATCCAAACACGTATTGAAGACCTTAGTGCAAAAGCCGATGTTATTACTAAAAAGCTCGATGACTATGGTTCATTAATTAGCGATGTTGAACGGCTCAATTGTTTTTACGAAAACATGAAAAACTGGGAAAACCACAGCCCAGACGATTTTGTGCGCACAGATAATTTTGAACCTGATAACTACGACTTTGAAAGTATGGTATTAGACGATGACCTTACTGAAAAAATCGACGAACGTATCCGCGCAATCGTAGAACAGGCTATCAACGATGCCTAATCTAGCAAATATGCGCACTAAAGTAAGTGATTACTTACGTCTATGTGAACAGGAGTTCCGCACCGAGCGGGACTTACTCCAATTACCCGAACAACCATACGGATACGACAGACAATACAGTGCGCTCCATAATGCGCTGTCTGTCGTATTGTTAAAAGAAACAGGTGCTCGGGATATAATAGATAATATGTGTCGCGGTAAAACGCGCGAAATAGCAATGATGGAAAGTAAAAGCAAAAGGAAAAAATAAATTGGGAATATCTGCTGTTTATAACGGAAAAGAACAAGCAGAGTGCATTTGCGACAGTTGTGGGTCGCGCGTCTTATTAAACTGTAGACATGGCACACGGCCCACAAATCCTAGTAAACGTCAAAACTCTGCTATCGCTGGCACAGCAAATGAAATTAAAAATTTAGGTGCTATCACAAAACAGTTGACAAAACGTATGTGGAAAGTCAGCAAAAACAATATCTTATGTAATGAATGTGTTTTAAAAACACGGGAGGAAAAAATGGTAAGAGCTAAAGTAGAACCTATCCGCGAACCATCACGCGACCAAAAACGTGAAATAACTCTAATGTTAAATGATGTATACGATATTGAAAAACAATGCTACAAAAAAAGTGAAACTGACGCTAGTGTCGCAGAAGTATTAGGTACTGGCATTTTATGGGGATGGGTCGCCAAAATACGTGAGGATATGTTTGGCCCCGATGGTAATGAAGACGACCAACTCACCGTAGGTGAAGCAAAATTATGGATGGCTCGCGCTGATGAACAAATCGCAAAGTTCGAAAAACAAATCAACGCTTTACAAACAACTCTTAACACTATCCAAGCTACACGTAAAGAAGTAGACGGGTTTTTGCAAACACTAAAAAGGATGGCTAAATGACAAAAAAACCAATCACGACAAGATACACCGACGATTTTGTTAAAAAAATCTTGTACGACAAACATTGTGGTATGACTATTCCTACAATTTGTAAAGTTCATAAAATTAGTCGTCCTACAGCTAACTATCTGGTATATACTAGAGGTAAAAACTTTACTCTCGACGACTACTCACCCGACTTCGGCACCTTTAACAACAAAGACACCAAACAAGCTCCACTCGATCACGTGCCCGTTATAAGTTCCGAACCTCCATCAACATTTAAAAAGATTTGGCTTTATTTAAAATCCATGGTATATCGTAAAAAGGATTAACATAGTTGATTCGCCTCCCTGATAAACTGCCCTTGGAACTCCGTTTCAGGGGCTTTTTCTTCCTTAAACGGACTTTGCTATATAGGGGTAAATGATGGAAAAGTGTAAATTTAAATTTTAACATTGTCCGATATATCACTATCTTACTATCTTTAATGTTTTCAAAGAGTTATCCAATATCTGTTCATTATACAATAAATTAGTGAACTAGACTGGTGTACGCGCGGGATCAATCTGGGTTAAATTTAAATTTTCGGTTTTCCGTATTTTACCCTATTATACAAAGTAGCGCATCGAGAAGAGGAAAATATACATGGCTATCGCCAAAGCTACTCACAAACCACGCATGGAAATCGTAGCAAATCCACGCAAAGAAAAATCTATTACACCGAAACAAGAAGAGTTCTGCAAACTGTATGTCTGTGAAGATATATCGCAAACAGAAGCTGCTCTCCGTGCAGGGTACTCTCCTAAATCTGCCCATGCCATCGCTTCCCAGTTATTAAACGGAGAGAGATATCCCCATGTTGTAGAGAGGATTAGGGAAATCAAAACAGAGTTATCACAAAAGTACGAAGTCAGCTTCGAAGGACACGTTAAAAAACTCGCAGAAATTCGTGATGCCGCCATGCAAAATGGGAACTTCCCAGCCGCTGTCGCAGCAGAAAAATCACGAGGACAAGCTGCTGGCTTATACATAGATCGTAAAGAAATCTTACACGGACGCATAGATCAAATGACTCGAGACGAAGTCTTACGTGAAATCACAAAACTGCAAGA